TGGCAACAAAACTATGCAAGGGGATGGTTTTAAGCAATTGAGAGAAGAAGGGTAGAAAGTATAATCTAGATCGTTCAATTTCTGAGCCTAGTACATACCCAATGACCTGATCTTCATTTTTCCATCCTTGCAACGGATACCACAGCATATCGTTGAGTTTTTATATTTTAACAGTGGTATCTAGCGTTTCAAACAGAAAATATTCGCAAACACTAAGTATATGTTATACTTTTGGAAAGTCTACCGTTACCTGTAGCAACCGGAAGTAAACCGCTATAAGAAGGAGAATGACTCATGATCAAAAAAATAACCGCTCTGTTGCTATCCCTGCTGATGCTCACCGCACTGGTATCGGCGCAAGCCACTGATTTCACCGGCACCTGGTATCTGGTATCTATCGTGAACAATGGAATCGCCATCAATCCCGCAGGCTCGATGATGGACATTACAATGAACCTGAATGCCGACGGTACTGCTACAGTCTCAATGGCTGGAGAGGAAGACTCGCCCGGCTCGTGGACGGTAGACGGCGAAACGCTGACCGTTACCGTAGAAGACGCGCCGCTCACGTTTACGATAACTGAAGACGGGCAGCTGTTTGCGGAATACGAAGGCGGTCAGATGTTCTTCGGACGTGAACCCGCGGTGCCCGATTTTGTGCCTGCTGCCGAAATCGCAGCAGACAGCATCGCCGCCTTTGACGGCACTTGGACCATTACCTCGGCCGACATCTATGGAATGATTCTGCCCTTCGCTGCGTTTGCGGAATCCGGAGATTTCGGCATGGATAACGCGACTATAGTAATCAGCGACGGCAGCGTAAGCTCATTTGATGCTACGGAGCCCGAATTGGGCACGTTTTCAGACGGCAAACTGGTCTTATCCTCCACCCTGGGCGATGAGTTCGCTCAGACATTCACGCTGCTGGAAGACGGCACCCTGTCTCTGAACTTTATGGGCTTTGTGTTCTACTGCGAAATGAGCGAGGTCATGGAGTAAGTCAACGCTCGATCGCATAACTGACAAACAAACCAGCCTAGCCTCCTTTGAGAAGTCGGGCTGGTTTCTCATATATGGCAAGCACTGTCGCTCGTTCTTTATAAGCCGCCAGTAGAGGCTCAAAACCGCTGAAATAGCAACCCAGCCCGCGATACTGTCTTGAACCGGATTGTCACCGGACATATCAGGTGGCATCTCGTTTTCTGGTTCCGACGGAATATCCGGTTCAGCGGCGGGAAGAACCATCGCGACAACAGGAGAATCCGGAGAGGAGATAGGTGGGGACGGTGCCTGTGTCTCGGGCTGCACGGTCGGTATTGGCGTTGGCTAGGGCTGCTTTACCTCGAAGACTGCATTCATTGTGAGATCCGCCGATGATCCGCTCCAATTCGTACGCCAGGGGCATAGCAAATAAATATATACTTGCACGGTATCCACGCCATCGGGAATGACAAGAGATGCCGATACCGAGCCGCTGTCGCCAGGCTGCAATTCTATTTTTTCATATGCATCCCCGTCAGCGTCACTGTTAAAGCGCGGTGAACATTTAATACTGGCATGCAGCGTCGAGGGCAAAACTTCGGTCATATAATTATCGTCCTCGGGCATGGCGGTTCCTTCACCCGATATGATGATGGTTTCCCCCGGGCAGAGCGTCCCGGTGAGCTGGCAGTCTGTATGATCTTCAACGCCTTGGGCAGTGAGTATCGTACCGCCGCCGATGGTAAAATCTAAATTCATCCCCCAATCTTCAATATAAAGAGAACCGGAATAATCCGATGTTAATCCTAAATCGATGTTACCCAAATCAAGATTGGAATTCGCTATAATCTGATGAACCGCTTTATTGACTTCCTCGATCGGGACTTCCGGAGCAAATGCTTTTGCCTCTTCGAGAGGCTGTACAGGTTGAGTCACGGCTCCGGCTGCCATGCTCATACCTTTTACGGCAGCGTCAATCACGCCAGCGACGCCCTCCATGCCGGCCGATTCAAAAGCCTCGCTGATGTGGCCAGCTTTTTCCGTATCGCTTGCGGTGTCAAAGGCAAGTGCCTCCACTTCAACCGTTACGGCGGTAAGCATTTTGGTGCCTTTTTCCAATTCTTTTATCTCCACACCCATGATTTTTCCGTCCTGGAACAAATCGCGCAGCCCGTTGCCGATGTAGTCAACCGCGCCGAGAAGCGCTGCTCCGGCTTCATCAGTCTTTGTAGACAGTTTCGACACTTTACTGAAATCAAAGGTCAGAACACCCATAACAGCCTCAACCGGCGCTATAACGTCCAGTACCTTGTTGTATGCAAGCGTCAATCCCCTGTTTTCACCGAGAATGATCGTGCTTGTCGTCGCGGCGACCTCAATGATCGCCGAAGATCCCGAAACGACGAGTGCCGCACCCTCCAATAGTGTGGAAGCGCCGCCCGAGGCAATAGCAGCGCTGGTGAAAACGGCAACTTTGCAGGTGGTTTTGACGGCCATCGCCGCTTTCATCGCCGTGTCATAAAACGCCGCGTCCGCATCCGCGCCCTGCCTGATGATCGCCTGTGCGGACAGAAGCTGGTTACAGGCTTCTCTCGCGTCCACGCCGAGCTGCTCACCGAGGGCTTTGCACCTTTGGTTGCCCTTTACCGCATCAAATTTCGCGGTGATGTCCTCCGCCCACTTCATCAGTGTGGCGTCGTCTTCCGCCGTGTGCTGTGGAGTCTGCGGCATGTCGGATACTCCGGCACTTGCGGTTTTATATTCATGCAAAACAATCCTGCCGATTTCATCGGAAGCGTACGCCATGCTATCTGCGGACAGCTCCGATTCCATATACAGCTGTGCAAAGTCTGCAGCGAGCAACGCCTGCTGTGCGTATTCGTCCGCAAGGGCAAACTGTACGATTGTTTCATCAAGTAATGCGGAATACACCGCTTCCGTCCCTGCGTTGAGCTTTATCTCCAACAGCGCTTCAAGGTAAAACCGCGCCGTTATGTACTGCTGTGTAGCCAGGGCGGTCACATCCTGCACTACGACATACGGCAGGGGGTAGTTGGGTATGGTGACGCTTTGGGCGTATACTTCCGGCAAATCACTGTCCGGCAAGGCGCTGGTGGACTCATCGGACTTCTTAAAAGAAGGTAAAACCTGCGGATGTTCCTGTGAACCTGCGGTTGTCGGATATTCAGATACAGAAACAATCGCCGATGAACCATCAGCCTGGAAACGAGACAACAGAAGCCAGTCCTCAATGTCACACTGACCGCTGCCATTGTTGCCTGTCGCCACAATGCTCCCGTCCTCGCACAAGCCGACCGTGTGTGCCTGTCCTGCTGAAATGGCAATGATACCGGACCAATCCTGAACATCGCATTGCCCATTGTCATTGCGTCCAGCCGCGACGACCGTCCCGTCTTTCCGAAGGCCTACGGAATGATTTTCGCCCGCTGCAACAGCGATGATATCTGTCCAAGTGCTGACTTCACATTGTCCTGATTGATTATTTCCCGCTGCTGCAACTGTCCCATCGCTTTTTGCCCCAAGGCAGAACCAACTCCCGGATGCCACTGCGACGATATCAGTCCACCCAGGGATTTCTTTTATTTCTGCTTCGTTAAGAAAACCCGTTATCACGACCGTTCCGTCATTGCGTAATCCGATCGTTTGTTCTTTACTCGCAGAAACCGCGACGATCGCATTCCAATCTTCCACGGCACAACCGTTTGTATATGATGGAGCTGTTGCCAGTACGGTACCATCCCTCTTCAGGCCGATGGTATAACTTTGTCCTGTGGCAATGGCAACGATATCACACCAGTTCTCCACGTTGCACTGACCTTGCATATTGTATCCCGTTGCTAGGACCGTACCGTCCTGTTTCAAGCCAACCGAATGGGTGTAGTCTGTGTCAACGGCAACGATGTCAGCCCAGTCACCCACGTTGCATTGGCCATAATTGTTCAGGCCGGCTGCGATGACCGTTCCGTCCGGTTTGATGCCGACCGTTTGATTCGATCCGGCTGAAATGATCGGCTGGTAATTGGCAATATCCGTTATTTGCGATTCATCGTAACGGAAGCCCGAGGGCGCGCTGTCGGTCAGGATTGTTTCCTGCCCTTCATGCAAGGTTGAAGGGGATACCTGTTCTGTTGCCGTAACTTGAACCGAACCTGAACCCGTCCTCCAACTCCCAACTTCACACTGATCGTCGTTATTATAGCCCATGGCCAGCACCTGGCCATCCTGTGTGATCCCAAGGGAATGATATCTCCCGGCTCCAATTGTAATGATCTCCTTCCAGGCATTCAGATCACAGCGGCTATCGCTATTATGTCCTACAGCAACGGCAGTGCCGTCTTGTTTGAGTCCGATGGTATGGTATCCCCCTGCAGCGATCGCGGTAAGACCTGTCCATTCGCGAACATTGCATCGGCCGTCTTCGTTGTAACCGATCGCGTAAGCCGTGCCATCCCGTTTTATGGCGACGGTATGGAACTCGCCGGCGGCTATGGCGATCACATCTGACCAACTTCCAGTGCTGCATTGCATATAATCGTTATAACCGCATGCAACCACACTGCCATCTTTCACAAGACCAACGGTATGCCATCCTCCTGCCGCAATCGCGATAATGTCTTTCCAGGCAGCAGTATCACACTGGCCATACTTGTTGTCTCCCACGCAGATGACCGTTCCATCGGACCTGAGTCCTACCGTATGGTCAATCCCTGTAGCTATCTCAACCAAATCTCTCCAGTCATTTATTTCAGCTTGGCCATATTCGTCAACACCAGTCACGACTGCAGTCCCATCGCTTTTCAGGCCAATGGATAAGCTTTTACTGGCTGTAATTCCAATAATCCCTGACCAGGAACTGACATTGCATTGCCCAAAACTGTTGTCGCCGACTGCGACGACTGTTCCGTTCTTCCTGAGGCCCAACGAATGCCAGTCACCGCCTGTTACAGCAATAAACCGCGAATCGCTGATCGTGATATTGGATGCGATGGCATCAATAGGTACGTCAAATGGCGCAGGAATTCCGTTTGTCGATAATGTACTTTGCTCTTTGCCTTGTCCATTAACAATGCTCAGCAATTGTTGGCCTTTGACCCACAAAGCAGGCCGTGTTGCGCGATCTGCTTTATGTGCACCGCGACCGCCGCGGCGGACAGAGCCTGTGCCATTCACGGTTGCTGCATAGCTCTCCCGATCGCCGGGCGAACGCAGCCACCACCCTCCGAAGCCATTTTCCTCATATGCGCCTTGCGCTTTCGCATATGCGGTATTCTGCGCCTGGCGGGCATCATCATCTCTAAAATATTCCTGTGCTTCTGCAATGCTGAGCAGGAATATCTGGTCTTGCGTATCTTCTCCGCCGTCGGTGCCATACTTCGGATTGTCATCGTTTTTTAATATGACTGTCAGGATGACCTCCCGTTCCTTCTCCGTAAATGCGGTTTTCGAGAATTCGCCATTAAGCCAGTTTCGCAGCTCACAGGTCTCCCATGTATAACTCCCTTCCTCCGGGTTGAATGCTTTGCAATCCAAATTGCTCTCGCTGATCAGCAACGCCCTACCATCTTCTATTACCAGGACTCTCCAGGTAATGGCCTCCATTCCATTGCTCGGGTCATTGTCTTGTTCGTAACGGCCGAATGTGATTAGATCTCCCTCAGAGAGACTCTGGTCATACTCGGCTGCGGATGCTGTAAATATGCATGGGGCGCAGATAATAAGGAGTAAAGCGAGATTTATCATACGTACAAAGGCACGAAGACCGGATTGTTTCAACTTCATTATCGATACCTCCATATTATATCGGTAACGGTAGAACCTCTGTCTCCAATGAGTAACGTTCTATGCGGCCAGTAAGAAAGTTCAGGAATAAAGTAGCAACTTTTAACATCGATTAATTTTTTTCATTTGTAATTCTCAATAGTTCGCCCAACGGTGTACAAATCCCATTCAATATTACAGAATACTGTCGTATAACACACCACATAAGTATGTAGTATTTAAATTAAATCCTGTCGATGTTTCGCTTTGGAAAACGGAAAAAACCTTGCGAAGCTCTGTCATACAAAAATAGTATCTTTAAAACAAACTGGTTTTCATATGTCTGAGTTGATTCTCTCGGACATTATGGCGTTGATAAACTCCGCCCTGTTGCGGACGGCATATTTGGAATAAATGTTCTTTATGTGAAATCTTACGGTATTCTCACTGATATGCAAATCCAAGGCAATCATTCGATATGTTCTCCCCTGAATCAAAAGCGATGCGATTTCTGTTTCCCTTGCCGTAAGTTTTCCTGCCACAGCGGCTTCGCTGATCAGGCGGTTGCGTTCCTGCAATGGTTTTTCGGAAAACTCCGTCAGGTATTCGTGGGTTTTCAGCAAGGCGGTAAGGCGGGCATACAGCGGCGGAAGCATAACGAGCGTGACACAAACGATAGCCAGCGCCAACAATGATGGATAGTCTCGACCGCTTTCGAGCACGCCCGCGATTAGTTCGCCCAGCAGTATACCCAGCACATTGGCAAAGAGTCCGGTTCCCATAATCCTGGCTGGATTCCAGTGAAACTCCAGCATCTCACCCAGCATAGTCCACCAGAATAGGTTGAATATGCCGACCGCGCCGAACATCAGCGTGTGTACGAAAATATAGCTTGGCGCTGAACGGTCAAGCAGCATGAAGCCGATGAAGGAAAAACCGGTCATGGCGATGGCGGAATAGAGGATATGTGTCCGTTTTACTCTTCCCGGAAGATAGCGGACAACTAACACGCCCGCTATATAGGGAACCGCCCAGTACCAACTGGTGAGGGTCTGTAGGTGTGCGAAAGCGGGAAACTGCACCTGATACATCAGTCCTACGTTTACTGCGACGACCACTATAAACAGGCACAGAAAGAGAAGGGGTTTTTCAATACTCACATGATTGTCCTGTGGTTGGGCAGTCTGATTATCCTGTACATTCTCATGCTGTGGAAGCCGCAGGCATAGCATGAACATGATACCCAGAGGCAAAATGGCGAGAGCTACTCCCGCCCGCACGGGAACTGTTGTGGATGCCTTGACGAGCAGTAACAGCAAAATATAGCTTAAGGCCAGCATTTCCGCTACGGTTTTATTCCGCTGGTTTTTCGGCGTTCCGCTTTTTAGAAAGTATCCCCAAATCGCAACGCAGAATCCTGCCACAAGCGAGGACGTGAACAGTGCCGCATACCACCAACCCGAGGGCGGAAAGAAAAATATGGCGGAAGCTACAGCACAGCAAACTATGGAAATAAGCATTAATCGCCTTGCCGAGCGCATGGACTTCGCAAGAAAACCGCAGAGCAGGAGCCCGGCACAATGAGCGGCCATGGAGCCCAACACGAACGGCTGGGAGGGAACCTGATGGTAGTCGAGAAGCGCGTAGAGTATTTTGCCTTCAAAAGGGATTGTAAAGAGCCAGGAGGCAAAAAACGCCAGTACGAGGACTGAAAGCCTTCGGACATCCAGTTTGTATAACTTATTTCTGTGCTTTACAGTGCTCATGATTTCGCACCTTCCGACGAGCGGTCCTATGATGTTTTTCTACCATGCCGTTTGAGTAAAACCCGACTGCCTTTATTCTATATGATAATCATGTTTTATTCAATTCTTATACAAGTCGCGGTCATACGTGCAGGCTTTCGCTGAGTGTGACCTCAAGGATAATTAATTGGTATCCGGCTTTCCAGTATGATAGAGATATAGCAAAAATCCCGACAAGCATCAAAGCCTGCCGGGATTTACGATTTTTCATTCTTCAATTATTTCCGCGGTTATCGTTTCCGGTATTTTCCCCTGCTCCGCATGTAGCGCACCGACAGCCGCCGTGATGGCGTTCATGATTGCCGTCACATCGATCTTCCATCCGAGCGCGGCAACCCAGGATTTCAGCAGCGCTACGGCTTTCTCAAACTTGACCGCGCCGGTCCCGCCGCCGTAGGTTTCTTCCATCAGATAGACGTACTCGAGCGCCTTTTTCACAAGCCAGTGATCCTTGACCAGCGGCCACAGGAATCGGTAACCTAGAGCTGTAAGGAATAGCATCCCGCCGGTAATGATCAATCCTACCCAATCCATAATCAATCGTCTCCTTCATCTTTATATTTCCGAACCAGCCATTTCTCCACGGTGGAGTTTCCGCTGTAAGCGGCGAATACTACAATGGCGTAGCTGATGTAAGCCTTAATGACCAGTACAACTTCCTCCGCGCCACCGATCAAAGCGCACAAAAGCAGTGCAGCTAAACAAAGAGCCGTGACGCTTACCGTCACAGCCACCACGATACGCTTGGAGAACTGGACGTATGGTTTCTTCAATGCTTTCGCTCCAGATCGTCGATCCGGTGGTTTGCCACTTTGACCTGCTCGCACAAAACCGCCTGCCCTTCCTCCAGCCCGTAGACCCGTTCCAGCATGCAATTATGCTTGTCCATCTTCTTCTCCAGCTGGGATACCCGGTATACAGTCAGCCGGTTGGAGACCAGGATCCCCCCGAAGGTCCCGAGCGCGGCGCCGGCCAGAGAAATCAAGCCCATGAGTATCTCATTGTCCACGCTAAACTGCCCCTTCGTTTTGGTTGACTGCCCGGATCAGTTCCGCCCAGGTGTTTTTGCCGACGACGCCGTCAGCCTCCAGTTCATGGTCCTTTTGAAACTGGAGTATGGCCGCTGCTGTCAAGGGGCCGTACTCGCCGTCAACATGCAGACCATATCCAAGCCTGCTCAGGCCGGTCTGGATCTCCCGCGTACCGCCGCCTTTGCTGCCTTCCTTGAAAACCAGGTGGGAATACCGCGGGGACCAGTTTTCCTTAAGGTTCAGGGTGGAACCCGCACCGTTTTCCACATTATGGGATACGTTATCCACACCATAAGCCACACCGGCAACCAATCCGTAATGCGTTGGACCGCCATTCGGAATAGCCTTGTCTGCGAACTCCCGTGTGGTGACCTTCCCGTTGCTGGCGGACGCATGTACCAGCTCGCCTTTGTCCGTCTTGATGTACACATGCTCGCAGTCCGGGGTATCTGTATATCCGTTCGGCACCGCGCCGAAATCGCAGATGAAGATCAGCGCGCCGATCGGGATGCTGCTGTGTCGCTGGACCCCTTCCGCGATCGTCCCCTTCTCAGAGAGCATGTGCCGCCACATGTCGTTGGTCCCCTTGTAGCTCATCCGCATGCCGCACTGCCGGTGGCAGTACTCCACCAGCCCCTGGCAATCCAGCCCGGTTATCGGATCCTCGCCCCCGAGGACGTAAGGGATTGTCCCCAGCCCGAAGATCCCAGGTTTTAACTTTTTCGCTTCATTGGCCACCTGCTGCCCTGTTACGCTCATGGTCATTCCCCTCCAAGCATGGTCGTCAAGGTCTGGTACTCCGTTTCCGTCAGCCGTCCGACGGCATAAAAAATGTCGAGCTTCTCTTGCAGCCCGACGGTGGTTCCCCGCGCAATCATGCGCTCCAGAATGGTGTATAGCAAAGAAATTCCTCCTTATTAAGTTGTTCCTGTGATATAGGAATTGAGATAAATTCCATCGAATACAAAGGACATTCGGTATACGGTACCGGCCACCGGGGTGAACGTCCCGCCCGATACATCATCGCCCTTGTACTTGATGGTTTTCCCCGAGTTGTTCGTAATGACCGGCGCAGTCGTGTTCGGTGACTTGAACACCACGGAAAACACCAGCTCCGTTCCAGCCGATGCGATGCTCGCGATAGTCATTGAAGGCGCCGTGGACGGTGAGATGTTGGTGCACCGGTGCTCGGTGTTGTTGGCCATGGTACCAAGCGCCGGTGAGGCGCCGGTGTTCACCGTAATTGTGGTGGCTGCTTGGAACGCGTCCCCGTTCAGCAGATAGGGGAGGCTGTCCCAGACGGTTGATCCGTTCCCGACCTTCATTTTCAAGGTATCGGACTCGATGCCGAGCTCTCCACTCAGCAATGTCGGGTTGTTGGTGGCCCAGTTCGCCGCCGTGTCATACCGTGTCCGCAGTTTCACACTGATTACCTTGTCAGCCATCACTCCGCCTCCTTACGCCGACGTGCCTCCGTTGAGGACCAGCGTGTTGCTGCCGTTTGCCAAGAGATCGGTAGAGAGCGAACTGATCCCCAGAGTCAGCTGCCTAGCGTTGATACTCTGCGTCAGCCCGTTGTTCGTTACCACGGATGTTATCCCTGTATCGGTATCACTCCCCGGGATGCCCAGCGCCGTGATGTCGGCCTTGGTAATGGCGGAGTACCCCGTGATGTGCCCGTTCGCGTCGATGGAGACTTTCATCAGCGATACGCTGCCCACCGCCGTGATCTGGGAGTTGCTGTGGGCGACTACATGATCGGTGATCGTGATGCCATTGCCGGCAGTGTACGGCGTTTCCGCTGCCCAGGCAGGCACTCCTGACACAATCCTGAGCACATAGCCTTCGGTGCCGTTGGCGAGCGTTTTAGCGGCCTTGTTCCCGTCACCGAGCAGCACGCTGTTGGCGACCAGGGTTGCGGTAGCCGTTACGGTGCCATCCACGTTGGTCTGAATAACCACCCAGTCCGCATTGGCATTGCCGCTGCCAGCCCGGTCCACAATGGCAATGAGCATGTCCCCGACTTCGCAAGCCTGCCCAGCATAGATCCCCGCCGTGATGGCCTTGTACGCCCAGCCAATCGAATACGTAGTCGGCAGCGCCGTGATCGTCCCTCCGGACCCCAGCGTACCCTTGAAGATCATGGCGTCGGACGCTGCCAGTACCGCGTCGATCTTGGCCTTGACATAAGCCGTTGTCGCGATCTTGGTCGATTCATCACTGGTGGATTGCGTCGTGGTCGTCGGACTGCCGGGCAGGTTCACACCGGACTTGATCGTCGGCGACGGATACGTCCCGGTAAGGTCTCCGCCGGCAGCACCGTTCGGGGGCAGAGCCGAAATGCTTTTCGCCGCGCCGCCGTCAAAGGTCTCTGTGCCAATCGTCAGGGCATGTGCGACCTTGTCGGCTGACAGCGCATTGTCGACGTACCCTGTCTTCTCCTGCGCCTGGGCGGTGGGTGCAAACACCGACTGCAGCATGTCTGCATCCGTCGGGGTGATGAGCTGCTTCCAGACCGCTGTGGTGCCGTCGACGTCCACCAGGATGAAAACCTTCGTGACTTCGGATACGGTTCCGATCCACAGCGTGCCAATATCGAAGTCATAATCCGAGCTCTCCGGGTAGGACGCGTCCTCGACAATGCTGACGATCCCTTCCAGGTTCGATACGTACGCCAGGCTGTTCCAGGCCGTCACCCCGTCGCCGACCTTGAACTTGTTCGTGGTACGCTCGATGCCGATCTCACCCTGCAGCAGGATGGGATTGTTGGATGTCCAGTTCGCTGCGGTATCGTTGCGCGTAATGATGCGCGCGCTCAATGTATTAGTCGCCATTGGATTCCCCTCCGTTGATCACGTCGATTTCATTGTAGTCGGACCCGATGACCCGGTACCGCGTTTCGTCATCGTCCCAGCGGTAAGATTTGTTCGCTGCGCGGCAGATGTAGATCACCGACCCGTCACCCACAGCCGGCAAATCGGCAATCTCCTCCACGTACCGCACTGGTTCATGCGAAATGAGCGCCAGGAACTCTTCCAGGCTCCCGCCGTTTCCCTGTTCCAGCCAAAAGTTGTAGATATCCAGCCCGTCGTCGCCGCGGTACTTGTACCAGAGATATTCTGTATAGCTGGTCGGCGGCGTCTGTTCCGACGTCGAGCAGATTCCAATGTACGGCGCCGGGGTATCGCGCAGGTCCGAATCCTGCGTCGGCATTTGGTCCGCCCACAGGATCCAGACATATCCGCCGCGAAAGATCCCGGCTGACAGCACTGCTGTGACCAGTGCGGAAGACGACAGATGCCCGGATAAAGTGGCCATCAGTAGGTCACCTCTTCCAGTACGATGAAATCGTTCTTCGGAACGATCGTATCGACGGTGCCATCCGCCAGGGTAATCTGCACGTCGTAGCAGTAGGTGCCGAAAGCAAGCGCAGCGGTATCCTCCGGTTCGATGAAGATCTCCGGACCGGTTTTCTGGAACAGGATCTCGCTGGCCGGGGAAGCGCGAACGGTCATCAGGATCTCGTCGCCTGACTGAACCGCCCTTGTGCTGCCATCCGCGTTGAGCACGGTCACGGTGATGGCACCGCTGTCGCCGCGGACCAGATAGACCTTGTTGTTTACGATCTTGAGCACACCATCATCCCTCCCCGCGGAGTTTTGCTTATAGCCCCAGCTCCAGCAGTACGTTCTGATAGGTCAGTTCCACAACCTCGGCATCCAATTGCGTTATGGTTGTATCATCAGCCACCGCTTGCAGAGCCTGTAATATGGTAGGATTAACAACAGGTGCGATCATCAGGCCTGTGAATACTGCACCATCTTCCCGGATCCAGGTTTCACCCTCCGGTACTACGCGGTATCCCTCAATGAACGCGTCACATTTCCCAGCGAAGAAACCATTGGTATCATCCCACGGCATCCGGGTCGTTTCTGCATCCTGTTCTGCATAAGCCCGAAACTGCTCATCCAGATAGATCATTTTGTCTCACCTCTTTACGGTATGAGTTCCAGTTTAAAGATGTAACCGTTGCCGCCACACTCGTTCCATGCGCCGCAATACAAGCCGATATAATACAGCCCGGTATAGGCGCTAACATCCAGGTTCTTCGTAACAACCGTACCTGTACCCGTTGTTGCAGAGGCTGTGGCTGAATAGGAGGTGTTGGTGCCCGAAATATAAAGGGTCATTGCAAAATCCGACGACGTTTTGGTGTATGTGAGCCGGATGGTGCTGATATCCGTCAAATCAATGGCTTCATCCGTGGAATAACAACGATATCCCCAGTCGCCGCTATCCAGTCTTCGCACGTATACGGCCGCTGCTTGTTCCGTATACTCAACACTAGCATACCGGTTGCCGCCAAAAGACCGTGCCGTCATATTGCTCAGTATTTCTGCACCGTAATCATATATGGCCAGAGACAGCTCAACCCAGGCACTGACGGCATACACATAGCTTTCCCGCAAAATCCAACTCGAACCACTGTACTGATAACAAGCCCTTGGATGCACGGTAAATAGATCCGTCAAGGCAATGGGCGCCCGGCTTTTTCCGCCGATCCACACCCATACATCCCCGCTGGACGGAGAGGTGGGCTGATCCGCCGATACGTATATGTCACCCAATGCAGTGGACGTAATGACTGCTAACGCGCCTACATCCTCACTGGCAGGTAAGCTTCCTACAGCAGAATAGGCCGTAATATCCAGTTTGGCACCACCGTATCCACCCACGGGTATAATGATCGGCATCAGGCCACCCCCACAACATAACAATTGAGATGAATACTGTCCCAGACAAAGGAAAGCTGGTACTTGCATCCGGCCACCGGTGTAAAAACACCATTTTTCACGTCCGTACCGCAGTACTTCAGGGTACGCCCGCTGTTATTCGTGACCACGGGCGGCGTTTCGTTTGGCGCCTTGAAGATCACGACGGCACAGAACTGTGTGCTTACGGAGGAGATGGCGCCGATCGTCATCGTTGGGGCACTGGCTGGAGAAGCGTTTGCGCAGCGATACTCGCCGTTGTGCGCCAGCGTCCCGAGCGCCGGAGCAGCATCACTGTTGACGGTTACGTTGGTTTCTAGTGCCTGGATCTGGTTGAGCAGAATGCCCGCGACCTCTTCATCCAGAAGGTCCTGGATGGTGGCGAACCAGGCCAGGAAGTTTGCTTCCTCATTTGTTTTGAACTCAGCCAGATCCGCGGCGATCTGCGCGTAATAGGTGCTGGTATCCGTATCCCCGATGATAGATGCCACCACCCCGCAGCTGTCGCTGTCGAGCCGGGTGTCCGTAATGACCGCCTGTGTAATTGCCGTAACACCGGCAGTTACATAAATTTCCGCCAGCGCGAGCTCGTATACTGTACTGTTGCGCGTCAGGGCGGGTGAGATAGGGGAAACAGCTGCTGTTCCGTTTACCACGAACAGCTCGATGCTCAGGGCGCTGACGCCGAGGTTCAGCCGGAGCACGACCAGGTCAATGCGGGGCAGCGCCGGATCGGCATTGCTGACCGTCAGCGCACTCGACACTTCGTTATACCCATGCCGTCCCTGGATTAGGCAGTGCCCCGGACTGACCGAAATGTCCATGCCGCTGCTTTCCAGCACCTGAAAGCAGTCCTCAGTATCGGTGAACACGCCGTTGCGGAAATATTTCCGGAGAATGCTTGCCAGTACATCCGAACTGTAGGTTTTGGTATAGATCGGGTTGCCTTGCCCGTCGTAGGTGACCGTCGAGTCAAACGGCCAGGAGATCATAGCCATTGGTTAATATCCTTTCCTGTAGGCGGTTGGGATCCTGTTCCCGAACTGGACGCCGACCTTGTGCTCGTTGTTCTTCCAGACCTCGTTGATCTCGATGATCCGCGCTTCAAATGCCAGCCCCAGCCGGTCGTCCCGGATATCGCACTTGTCGCCGAGGTCGTAATCGGTTAGGTAGAGTATGTTGCGCTGCAGAACGTCGGCATCGAGGTTCAGGACCGCTTCGTATTCTTCCATCTGCGTCCGGGCGTCGGACTCCACGGCGGCCTGGTAATCCGCGTCAGACTGCCCTTCCTCCTGCGATACCGGGCTTTGGATGAACAGGATCCGTTTGGTTTCGCTGCCGGCCCGCAGGTCGAGTTCCAGGAACGCGTCAGCGTCAGCCAGCGTGTACTGCACGACGGCATAGTTTCGCATATCGCTGGTGTCCTGGGTTAATTTCAGGTCGTCGATGTTCCCGAAGTTCTGGGCGAAGGCAGCGTACGTGTTTACGCTCTGGTTTTGCGTACGGTCCAGCCCCTGCCAGATGGAGTATAAGAGCATTTCGGTGTCATAATCGAACACGATCCGCTGGCTGAGCTCCTGTTTTTTCAGGGCGGAATAGGCGGCGTCGCCCAATGGCTCGTTCTCACTGTCAAACGAATCGCTGTCACCGATATCCGGTTCCGAAGCTGCGGTTACTCCGGTATCGGCCATGAGCGAGGTGACGAGGCCCTTGCAGGCAGAACAGACATTCCCGGTGCTCGAGTGCTTGGGATGGGTGATCTTCCAATTGAGCATCCCTTCCAGGAAGAACCCGCTGACCAACACAAAATCCCCCTTGTTCGTGTGCTCGGTCTCGATCTTCTGTACCATGCCGGTTTCCGGCCGCTGGTGGGTGTAGATGTAAGCGATGGATGCATCCCAGTCGCTTGCCAGAAGCTCCAGCTGGAAATCCCCGGCTTCGTAATACCGCCGGTTCCACTGGATGTTCGTGCAGCGGAGCGTTTTAATGAGCGTGAAATTATCATTTAAACCGTATAGTTCCATGGTTTACCTCTGGCTTCCTCAATCGTCGCAGGCTGCACGGGTCTCGTTTGCCTGCTCGTTTCGGAAACGTGCTCCGGTTCGCTTTTGCCGCTGGCAAAACGTGCACTGCACGTACGCTCGCCTATGCACCTATGTACCGTTTGTTGTAGTAGATGTACACATCCAGGACGTTGCTACCGATGTCCGCGTTGAACCCGACGCTGTTTGTGCCGATCGCAAACGTGATGCCGCTGAAATCGCTGGCTTTGTCCAGCTGGTTGGAGATGTTCACGCCGTTCATGGTCACCGCCTTGGTTCTGCCGTCAATGATCAGGACGTCGCCGGCGCTCATGGTGCCGAGAATGCGCACGTACCCGTTGCCGGCGATCAGCTTCGGGTTGGTGACGTCGTCGCGGGCTGTAAACACGGCTCTGCAATACGCTTCCGCGTCACCGTCGTTGTCCAGGTATACGGTGGTGGCAAAGGAGTACGTCCCGATGATCCGCCCGTAGGTGTCCTGCGCCATGTACGGCCAGCCAGCGCGTCCGATGATCCCCGCGATGTTTTTGGAAAAGCTGTCCGCGCTCAGGAAGTATCCTTCAGGGCATAACAATTCCAGCTTCAGGGTGATCGGGATTGTGAGCTTTTCGGTCGGAATATCGAAGCCCTCCAGATAACAGGCCGGCGCGTAGCGGGTGTTCCCGTAGCGGTACACATACACGTCATAGGTGCTGCAGCTGCGGAAATAGCTCGTTGCAGCCCGGCGCAGGACGTCATTCAGGGCAGGGGATTTCGCCTTGAGCTCGAATTCGATATCCCTTGCCCCGACACGCCAACCGGTCACGAGATCCCCGTCGCCAATGGCGGCCTTCTGCGTGTAAACCGTCAGTTCCGGACTGTCCAGCCCCTTGGCGCCGATCAGGCCCCAGACGGTATCCGTGACGGAAAACACCTGCCCGTCATTGCGCACAAATCGTAAAGTGATCATAGGCTAAAATTGTTGCAATCCTCCTGGCCGCATGGTAATATATGGATGGAAGCGTTCTGCTGGGTTCACGTTCTGCGTGGGCCCTCTTGTTTTCATTGGGTTTCACACTTACTTCGCACCCGCCAATCCGTACCCGGCCTGCCGCCGGAGCGCCTTCGCAATCTCGTCCGGTGCTTGCATGGTCGATTCAAAGGTGACGTTCTGCGTAAACTGTATCGTTTTGTTACTGTTGTTATTGACCACGGAGCTCGTTCCGCCGACCAGGGAACCTTTCAAAATGGCGTTGTTGTAACCGGCAAAGCTCGGGATATGGAACCCGGAGATCGCCTGCACCTTGCCCAGCAGCGTACCGTTCAGCGCATCCTGGCCGGCTTGTGCGGCCGTGGTGATCGCTTTACGGACGCTTGGAATGACCGAGGACTGCATCATGTTCACGAAACCGACGCCCACGCCGGATGCCATGAGCTTGCCGACCGTATCCCGAAATAGTGTGGAAGGGGAGTGGATGCCGGCAGCCCGTCTCGCGCCGCTGGCGGTGGAGGACACGAGGGAAGCCGCCGCGGCCGCAACCGCTGCAGCCATGGATTGTATGCCAGCCAAAACACCGCTGCCGAACGCCGCGCCAACGCCGAACCCGTTGCTGTAGGCAGGTCCCCTGGCGGCTGCGGCTGCAGAAGTGAGTATGGCAAGGATAGCCGCCCGCAGAGCCATGTTGCGCCGAACCCCGGCCACAATGGCGTCTACAATAAAGGAGCCCATATCCTCGACTTTCCCCATCTGTTCCTGCATGCTGAACAGGATGCCTTCGACCAGCTGCTCCCCAATCGGGAACATCGATTCCGCGGGACTGTGGATGCCAAACACATCGCGCATGGCTTTGAGCATGGCCTCCCGGAGCGCGATGATGTCATCCTCGCTCAGATTTTCAGATGCTTCCCCGATGCCGCCGTTGACGCCTTCCACCAGCTGTGTGCCCGCTTCTTCCCCGCGGGTGACGAAGTCGATGAGTTCCAGTGCATCTTGCAACGCACCATCCACGGCGGTGATGTCCAGGTTGTCAAAGCTGCCGTTTTCAAGCATCGTCTGGAGATAAAGTATCATGGGGTTGTTATCCAGCCCGGCCGCGTTGCTCTCGATCAGCCCGGCGATGTCGTCATTGAAGGTGGACAGCAACTCTGACGCGGTGGTCGCAAAAGTGAAGGGATCGAACAGCCGCTCCATGTCACCCACCGGAATATCCATGCCGTAGAAATCGGTGTACAGTGCCTGAAAACTATCGAGGAACGAGGACAGCTGTGTAGGATCGAATTCGTTCATGGTTCCGAGCGTGGTCGTGAGCGAGCTGACCTCGTTCAGAGCGCCGGACAGATCCGCGATATTGGAGATCGTCCGGGCGGCATCCGGGTATTGCTCCGCCATGCCGTTGTACAGGGCGAGCATTTCGTCATTATAGGACTGTACCGCTGCCTGATGGGCCAATGCCGTCTCGCCATACACGGTATCCATCTGCGCATAAGCTGCGTCGATGGTATCCTGGGTGGCGCCGTCGGCGTCTACGATAGCCTGCAGGGCTGCCAGCCGCGCGTCCGCGTCCGCTTTGATCTCTGCCGTCTGCTGCCGGTATAGTTCCCCAGAAAACCCGATGGCGACGCTGAAATCCTCGGTCGTGCCCTCGCCACGCTTCACGCGCCCTGTCTTGGCCAGGGCGACCTGCACCGCCTGATCCTGCAGCGTACCGAGCTTGACCTCCAGCACACCGATCTGCTCCAGCAGCGCGTTGATGTTATCCAGCTGCTCCTGCGTCGGATCGGTCTTTGATGCATAAATCGTATTCAGGAGGGTATTGAGATCGGACCGTGCCTGGTCGAGCTCGGCGGTGAGCTCTGCGGTCTTTTCCGACATAACGGCGGCCAGGGTTTCGGCGGCGGCTTCGGTATAGACGGGCTGCCCATTATCATCGACCAGCGAGAGCAGGGTTTGCTTGTATGCCTCGCGCTTTTCCTCGACATGTGCCGTAGCCGCCGCGATGGCGTCATCCACCTGCCCATTGAGGGTGTTTTGCAGGTTTTTAAGTTCCTTTTTCGTAAACTTGTCATCCGCAAACACGGCATCAAGCTCGGTGGTGAAATCATCGATATCGGTATCCACCGACGCCTGGATGTCGAAAACCTTGTCCGCCGCTTCGATCCCGGCGTTGATGGCATCCGTAATGGCCTGCTGATCCGCTTCGGAGATCTCCGGCCGGATGTTGGCGTCTACGGCGGCCATGGCGGCATTCATTTTCTCGTCGGCATCGCCAAGCAGCAGATTCCAAAAATCCGCCATCAGGGTGACCAGGGCGCTCATCATGCCCAGCACAAGCCCCTGTGCCAGTTTGGCTCCGGCAGCCAGGAGCTTCGGTGCATTTGTGACCAGCTTCACAATGATGTTGAATGCGGCGTCGACAAGCGAGCTCAGGATCTCCGGCAACTCGTCTCCCAAGCTGTCCGCGAGCTCCAGTAAAAGCGATAGCCCGACATCGACCAGATCCGGCGCGATCTCAAGGAGCCCAAGAACAGCCTCTTTGAAGGTTTCCGCCAGGCCTTTGGCGATGACCGTTGCATTATTCTTGAAGCCGTTCAACAGGGATTTGATCAGCCCGACGGAGGTTTTCACCAGGGAAGGGGCAAAGGCGGATGCTTTGCCTGCCACATCACCCATGACATCCCCCAGGGCACTCATCAGCGCCGGAGTGCCTCCAGATCGGAAGGCCTCGGAAAGTTGATCCACATAGCCCAATGCCGCTGGGATTGCCTGCTGCTTCATGGCCTCCGAAGCGCCCGTGAATACGTCCCCCAGCAGGATCTGTACGTTATCCTTCAGGGTGGAGATCAGGCCGGCGGCGGTTTTCGATTGTTTCTCCATTGCCTGATAGAACAGCCCGCCTTCACTGGTAGCGATCTGCATCGCTTCATCCACCAGGCTGGATGATACCTGCCCGCTTTTGCCGATCTCCGCGAGCATCTTCGCACTTTGGCTCGCGTCGTCGCCCAGTTTCTGCACCTCAGCTTGAGCAGACTGCATCAGGGCCTTGAATGTATCGCTGGTCTTTTCCCCGGCCATGACATGCTTCAGGTCCGCCATGGTGGCTCCGGTTTTTTGCGCGATGATCGTCAGCGGGTTAAACCCCGCGTTGATCATCTGCAATAAGTCCTGGCCCATGAGCTTGCCGGTCGACGCCATCTGACCATACACCAGCGCAAGAGCGGAGAACCGCTCGCTGTTGCCCTGGGAGATATCCCCGAGCTGCTTCATGGCCACCGATGCTTTATCCTCGGCGACGCCGAACCCGAGGATGGTTTTCGTTGCGTTGGCCAGGTCGGTCATTTCAAACGGCGTCTTCGCGGCGTAGTCCTTGAGCTCCGCCATTTTGACGGCGGCCTTTTCCTCGCTGCCCAGCAGCGTAGTGAAGGAGGTGTAATACTGCTCCATCCGGCTGTTGTACGTCAGTGCGGTTTTCGCCAGCGCGCCCAGCCCGGTCGCAACGACGCCGATGGCAATACCGGCGGCTTTCGCAAACGTGCCGATCGAGGATTTCAGCTTTGTCAGCCCGGATCGCAAGCCGGTTTCGTCCAGATCCGTCGTAAAGACCACGCTTGCGTCCGCCACCAGTTACACCTCCTCTTGCAGTTGTTTGAGTATCTCCGCCGGATCCTCCCCGGCCCTGAGTCGTCGGTCCAGTTCCGCCTGTAGCTGCGCTTCCTTCAACCCGACCCGCGGATGAATGGCGACCATGTCCTGGAGCGAGCGGAGTTTGGCTCGGTCCTTCTCCGCGTAATCGTTCGGGTCGAGCTGCCGGAGCTTCAGCAGCTCGCCGAACTTGGTATCCTCGCACAGCCCGCGCAGCAGCAGCCGGAACTCCATCCAGTGCAGCTTTTCACGGATCAGGTCGATGCCGTACTGCTGGCGGAAGGAAGCGTAGATCGCATCCGCATCCTGCTCGAAGTCCATCACGGGATCGTCTTCGCCGTCCGCAGCACTTTCACCGCATAACAAAAACCGCTCAAAGAGCGGCCACATATCCGGCGGGGGATTGCCTTTGTAGAACCGGGCGGCGACGAACAGCGCTTTCGAGAGGTCTTCTGCGTCCGGATCCGCGAGCCGTTCCAGGCAGGCGAGGACGGTGCGGAAATCCGGGTCAACCGGATACTCGTTCCCATCCTCACTGGTGACGGTTTCGGGCAGCACCGGCGCGGAGAGTGTGAACTTACCTTGCGGCATTCTCCGCGTACTCCTCGGAGAGCGCTTTGGCAATGGTCGCCACCCACTCGATCGCCAGTGCAATGCCGACAGGCTTGCCCTGGGCGAGCTTTGCCATGGCGCCGTCACCAAGCATGGCGTCGATGGTCGAGCGAATGGCCGTCAGGTCGGCGATGATCTCGTCGACGCTGTGCTTGCTTTTGTCGTAATTCCGGTACTTGGTGAAGATCTCGTTGCACCGCTTGATGATGTCATAGTCCGACATTTGCAGGTTGAACAGCACTCCGTCGATCCGGATCTGCGGCTGCTCATGCCGCAGGGTGATTTCTTTCATGGAAAAAACCTCCTCGAGATAGCGTATTTTGACCGAGCATATGTTTTACCAGAGTTTGACATGGTTAACCGCATATGATAAAAAATAGTAATGGAGAGTGAACGACATTTTAATACAGAGGAAATCTTATGAGCATAAAACGAGTGGCAGCAATCTTTCTGTTTATCTTGTTAAACGCATCATTCGCAGTGGCGGAAACAAACACAGACTGGCTGACCTCTGATGACATTAGCCAGGAAACCATGGCCGCCTACGCTGAGTATTCCGCGCTACAGAAATTGAATACGAAGATGATGGCCGGAACCATGTATCACGTTACCGCCGAAGGAGATACGCTAGTTGATTGGATGTTTGCGTTCCCGCAGAATTTCGATCCTGACAAGGTCTATGATATCGTTGTTATCGCACTTCACGGCGACAGTATTGACAACTATCCGCAGCAGATCATGTGCACAAAAGGTATAATAAATTCTTCTTTGAGCCAACTCAATCAAAGCGGTAGCAGTTACATTTTATTATCGCCGGTTATTCACCGGCCTGGGGATATCTATCCGATTGGGTTCGACCGTAGAATCTTCTATAACAGAGATCAATATGATGAAATCTATTTAGACCCGGACCAGCAGTTGTTAGGCGTTTATGAGCTATTGCAAGCCTGGCTGGTCGATCATGGCGTGAAAGTGCGAGACGGGTTGTTCATCGAAGGATTTTCGGCTGGCGGTATGTTTGCCCAACGGTTTACTTTGTTGCATCCTGAGGTTGTTCGCGGCTGCGCAGCCGGCCAAATGGGAGGGCTTGTAACCATGCCTGTGGAAGAAGCCGACGGCGTAACGCTGACATGGCCTGCGGGCATCAGCGATTACGAGGAGATGATGGGGCATCCCTTCGATCTGAAAACGTATCAATCCATTCCGCAGCTGCTCTACATTGGCAGCGGAGACATATATAACTCCATGATTTTCAGGGAATGGGACAGTTCCGGTTTCTTCGGCGATTACAACGAAGTTTTATGGATCATGGACCGCTTTGGTGAAACCGATCCGGAGCGTATCGAAAACCAAGTGATGTATCTCATTGAAAACGGGTTTAGTCAGATTACGTTCCGCTCATATAAAAGCAACGGGCATACAGGAATAGCGTTTGCAGAAATACTGCAATTCTTTGACGGATGCAAGTAATTTGATGGATTATCACGATAAACGACGGTTATAGATTACGGTATAGCATCTCCTGCGAGGTATGCGTGGAAACCTGCCCGGAAGTATTTCGGATGGCTGACGATGGGTTTGCGGAAGCTTATGTGGATCCCATTCCAGACGATGCAGAGGTCAATGCCCTGGCAGCCGAAGCGGATTGCCCCGCTGAGGTGATCACAATAGATGATTAATGGGTTGGGACGTTACCATGTACACTCCCCGGTTCCAACTGCCGGGGAGTGTTATTTCCCATAAGGATCCGGCATCATGCCGGTCATGCCGGTTAAGCCGGCGCGGTGTAGGCGGTATCGCTCCAAGTCTTGGTTGCCACGGCGAACAGCCCCAGACTGATGTCCCCGATCTGGTGCATTGTGCCCGTCATTTTGGTGATGGACTTCGGATCCCCGGCGGGCGGTGTGCATTCCACAGCGACCTTGAACTTCCTGGCATAGTAGCTGCCGGAGGTCACGCTATCTTCCTTGTTCATATCGACGTCGACGATGTAACGTTCCGCATTGGTGCCGGTCTTCTGCTCCCGGGAAATTGCGACCAGATCGTCCACCACCTCATCGCCCTCGTGGACCTGGGCTTCAAAGGTGAAACCGTTCTTATACCCGATGATGGACGGTGAGCTATTGACATCGTTGATGAACGAGCTATCGTCCTTTTCCGGGTTGTTTTCCTCGTTGAGCTTCGTGAACGGGGTGCAGAGATAATACGTCGGTGTGCTGCCGATACCGTAATACTGGCGCAGCAGGTTACGGGTGATTTTGATGGGCATGTATGAACCTCCTCAGTCTATGATGTAATCAATCTGGATGCTGGACCCATATAGCCAACTGTTATTATCGTGGTCGATATATACAGGTGAGCCGACGGACTTGATCGCGGTAACCGCCCAGTTGGTTCCGGCGGGATATACGGATAGTTTCTCGAGGTGCTCGTGAATGGTGGTCAACGCATCAAACACGGCTGCCTGACCCGCATGCTTGCCGTTTAGCACAAGCGTCATGATGTACTGCCCGCCATGGACGAGCGTGTTTTCCTCCACGCCGCCGGATGCAGGCGCGATCGACAGCCCGTTGTTTGCCGGCAGGGGACCGATGTCCAGTGCGGCATACAGGCGCAGATCGTCAATCATCGCAATGACCGCCTCGAGGATTTGCTTTTGTACACTCAACGCTGCACCTCCATAATCAATCTGTCAGCCGTTGGGAACGCAGGATCCTGGCTGCGGCGGCGTCCCATTGTTTCCGGTGCAGCTTCTTTGCCTTTTCACACCACAGGATCGATGCGTTCGGATTGATAGTCCGGCGCGGATGCCCAGTGTAATACCGGCGCTTGGCATACGGCGTATTCCAGATGATCAGGCCTTTATCCAGTTGGCTGGAATAGTAGCTGCTGTTCCGGAGCGTCCCCTGGTCGACCGGGACATATTCGTTGGCGTCCGCCCGGATGGTGGCGCACAGCCCGTATAGGTTCCGCTCCCAGAGCCTGGTTGCCTTTGACATGATTTTGGGGATGTTCAATATAACCCGGACGCCGGTGATCATGTCATCCCCACCTCGTAATGATGCAGTCGCCCGTGATCATCCGGGAGGGCGTCTACGGTTTCCACGGTATAGGTCACACCGTCAATGGTGATGTTCACGTCCCCGCCGGCCGCCTGTGCATTGCGCAAAAGCTGACGCCAGTCAATGGAGGGCGTGCTGCGCCCGGCATCCACATACAGGATGGCGCGTAGCACCACTTCGGTATTTGCCGCGGTTTTGCGCACGGAATTGCTGTCCTGCAGATGCACATGGTGGACTGTGTAAGATATGGTCGTTTGCTCTTTCCATTTGTCGGTTCCGGTGCAGGCTTGAATGGCTGCAGTCTGTGTCAGCAGCTGCCGGGGAATCGGAGGAACCATAATGACGCCTCCTATTCCAGCAGCGTGATGGTGCCGTTTGTATATGACAGGAGCAACGGCAGCAGACGGTCCGCGGCGGGATTGCCGCCATGGTTGCCGCTGAAACTGACTTTGCCTACCGTGATGGACTGCGGCCTCTGCTCAATGCCCGCCAGGATGCCGCCCGCTTCGCTGACGCCGAGTACCCTATAGGCCAGGTAACGCTTCAACGTGTCTTGTAGCCCCTGCGGGGCAGCCATTAGAATACTGTCGGTGTAGTAATTCAGCGTCATGGCATCGAGCTCGCCCTGCACCATGGCCAGGATGGCATCAAAAGCAAGAGGTGCGATTTCACCAGTGATGGTTTCGTACTCAGCCTGCGTCAGCAGCATGCGGTTTCACCGCCTTTGTACGGGATTTTGTAGTCCTAGGTTTGGCTGATTTCACTATTGTGTTGGATGCGTGAGGGCCTAATTTGGATACAGATATATCTAGATTGGATACAGGATGTTCAGACTGCTTTACCGTTTGGAGTGTGTCCGCTTGTGCAGCAGATGAGGGTGCTATAGAAAGCTCATGCTCCTTACTAATGGATCCAGCTACTGGCTGGTCAGGCTGCCCTAGAGATTGGCTGATGTTATCCTCCGCAGATGAAGGGGACGCCGGGGGATAATTTTGTTTTACATTAATGGCTCCGGCCACAGTTTGCTCAGCCTCAGGCTGCTGGTCCGTCACGACGTAGCCTTTGCGCCGGAGTTTGTCGGCAAGGGCAGCGTTATCCGTGTGTGCCACCCCTGTCGAAAACTCCAGGCCCCAGAAACGGCCGTTGATGTTGAGAATGCTTTCAATCTTCATCATCAGGCTTTGAGTGTTAGATTGCCCTTGGCAATCGCGTCCACAACACCGGCGGCGGTGACGCGCACAACGGTGAATTTGTCATCGGAAGCATCGTTCGGGATGACCTCGTCGGCCACACCGGCAACCAGCGTGAGCGCCTGCCAGTCGTCATACGGAACGTCACCGTATAGGATATCCGGGGAGTTCGTTGCCGCGGTCTTGAGGTAATAGGTCGAGGTCCCGGGATCCGTGACCGTGATCTTGGTCTTGCCACTGCCGACGCTTGCCGTACCGCTTGCCACGGTCAGGGCTGCGATCATCTTGGCGCTGACCAGTGTTTCCAGGGCGCGGACCTTGGTGTACTTGCTGTCGGCTGCGCTGGGCGTGCCGCCCCAATAGTTGAGCAGTTCGTCGATCTGGGCTACGGTCAGCCCGTCCCACACCTCCAGTGCGTGCTTGCTGGCATCAATGGTATAACCAGCGTCACTGAAGAAGCCGGTGTCCTCCCCGGCAGCGACAGCGGCCACGCCGGCGACGAAAACCAGCCCGGACCAGTCGCAGTCATGGACTGCATTGGACGCGTAAATTCTGGGCATAATTGCTTATCCTCCTTTACACAATCAGGACGTTGCGTAGCACGGCGGCGGAGCGGGTGGCTTTGACCGCCATCGCGGCGACCATTTCCACCTCGCCGGTCTTCACCGCGCCGGGCAGCGTCATGTCGGGCAGGTATTCCCTGACCAGCTTCGAGCCTTCGGGAGACACCCCGTGCACGCCGTCCAGTGCCAGGCGCACCGCGTAGATGCTGGTCGTACCGCCAACAGCGGTCTCAATAACCGGCAGGGAGGTTCCCGCCTTGTCGCCCAGGGCGATGACCAGCGACGGCCCCCACTGATACGTTTCATTGCCATAGGTATCCTTTGATGCCAGGTTGATGCCGGCACGGTCCATCACGGACTGGAAGACCGACAGCATGTCGTTGTTCATGAGGTACAGGGTCGGAGCACCGTCCATCAGGGCGCGCAGCCGGCGCAGGTTGTCCAGGAACACCTTCCAGTTGCTGTCGATATCACCGGAGCTGTTCAGGTCGATGGGGGAAGTCGGGGTGAGCTCCGTAGAACTGCCGGTCAGGGCTTTGTCCAGGCCGTCAAACTCGGCGCCGGATCCAATGCCGGAATCCCCGTTGATGAACATGTCGTGGAACTTCGCGATGGTCGCCTTGGTCTTCTGGCCGATCTGGAACAGAACATGGTCGACGACCTGGACTTCGTCTTCCGCAATGACGCGGTCGATCTGGAACGAACCGCCAAATACCTTCAGGTTGACGGTGTGCTGGGTGGTAACCGCTTCCTGCGGCGTGTACTCCGCGTTGATCGAGCGAACATCTGCGGACGGCAGAGTAGAGATACGGTTGTATACGTACGCCATGGTCTTCCCGCCCTGGGGCTTGACACAGTTGTCAAAGGGGATCCGGTCGAGGAGTGCGGATTTCCGGAACTCGTCGATGACGGATGTGGTGAGCTTGCTGTCGCTGAGCTCCCGGGCTTGTGCTAATGTGATTGCCATGCAATGGCCCTCCTGTCAATTATTGTTTGTGGTACATGGTCTCCATGATTTCGGACTTCGCGTCCTTTTCAGGCGGCGCACCGGTACCCTGCTTCATGCCGCCGGCCGCCTTGCCGCCGAACAGATACGGCTTCCCTTTTTGCAGGGCTTCCAGGGCTTCCCTGACGCCGGTCACCTCGCCCTTGGCGTTGACCTTGAGGGCATCGGCAGGCAGCAGCTGCAGGGCTACGTCGGGATCCAGAAGCCCGAGCTCTGCACCGAGCTTCATGACCTCTGCGGCAACCTGCATCTTCCGGACTTTGGCGTTTGCTTCGTCCAACAGCTTCTGCACGTTCTCCGGCAGCTGGGCTGCCTTTTCAGCCTTGGCTTTCTCCATGATTTCTTTGGCTTCGTCCTCGTTGAACCCGTACTGCTCGGCCATGCTTTTCAGCACGCCTTTCTCGGCGCGGCTGGTGCGGTCATCCAGGGCTTTCATGAGTGCATCGGCGAACTCCGCGGCGTCCAGCTGCTGTCGAAGCTCGGCCTGGACAGGTACCGCCTGGGGCTTGGCCTCCTGGGGATTAGCTTCCGGCTGCTTCGTTGCAGGAGTTTTATCCTCCGGCTGAAGGTTGGGTTCCGGGGCAGCTTCGGGCTTGGTCTCAGCCTGCCCGCCGCCGTCGCCTTCGTTGTAATGCAAATGATGAAACTTCATAGGTTACCTCCGTTTATCGCCCGTCGGCGTATTTTTCCGGCTTTAGCCGTATGCGCCGTATGTACAAGGCCCATACGTAGGCACAAAAAAAACGCCGGCCGGTTGGCTTGCGTCTGTTCGCTGGATTACTGTCCTATGAAAAGCTGTTCTTCTTCCTCGTCAGGCGGCCGTTCCATCGGAAAAAAACTGATCGTGACTACCCCGTCCAAGTCTACCTGTGCGTTGGCGATGAAGCCATCGTTCACAGTGGCGGTTACCGGCCCGTTTACGGTTTCAAGCGTTACTTTCATGAACCGTTCCACTCCTTTTTGCGTCCACCAGGGCAATGGCCAGTTCCTCAATCGTCTGGTGCAGCAGATCCTGCGTAATTCCCTGGGAGTTGTCCCAGAAGATCCCAAGCTTCAAATGCAGCAGCTCATGTACCAGGGTTTGCTCGAAATCATAGCCCTTCTCGTCCTCATGGAATTTCTGTGCCAGAATGCGGATACTTCCCGACCGGATGGATGCTTGATACTCGGCTTCCCCGGCCAGGTTCTCGCTGAGCTCGCTCGGATTGCAGTTGAGGAGCGCGGTGATGCGCCATTTCTCAAGCCCCAGCCTGTTTTTCCATTCCGTCAATAATGCCATTCGCTGTTCCCTGGCTTCTGTATCTCTCATTGGGACCTCCTTGCTGCCCATGTCGCTTTGGATGCCTGGCTCCTGCCATAGCCGTATACCTGCGTTCGATCGCCATAATAAGGCAAGTGATTCTGGACGCAGAAGGCTTTCAACTGCGACGTTTTGGTCTTTACAGCCAGGGCTGCCTGCTGAAACGCCTCCGTATCCCCGGCAGCGTCATAGCAAGCAGCCACGCGCTTGGCGTTGCGCACCAGGCGTTCGAAATACCGTTGTTTCTGTGTCAAACCATACCGTTCTTCTGCGTCCGGTGCTGGTGCATCCCGCTGTTTGCTGATACCCGGAACAAACGGATCCGGCGCATGATGGCAGTTGATGCCCCATAACCCCGCCGGATGTCCATAAGTGGTTGAGCCCACGGGAATATACGACACGCTGTTCCCATCCCGGTCGGTCGTGTACCCGCTGCCACCGCTCATGCTGATGATCTTTCCCTGAAACGGTGCGCACAGCGGTCGTGCGGTCGCGTTTACCGGAACGATAACCAAGTCCAAACCGTACTCGCGATTCTGCTGGAATACCGCTTCCCGGGCCACGTTGGCAGCGGTCGTCCGCACATCCATGTTGACATACGCTTCCGGAGACCACAGGTGGCCGGCCTTGTCTATAAACCCGACAATGCCTTCCTGCGCCATCTGCCGGACGGCCGACCTGACCGCGGCCTGTCTGCCGGATATGCCGGTGACCACCTCGCCCGTCGCGGTGTTCAATACGCCCTGTGCGATATCCCGCAGAACTGCCTGTGTCCTGGCAACGGTGGAGATGACCCGGCGCATGGCGTTTTCACTGCTGGTGAGCATTACGGTATTGACGAGGTTGTACTGCTGGACCGCCTGGCTGGAGTAATATCGGAGGATCCCCCGCATGGAGTCGGACAGCCCGGCAGGAGGCTTGGACAGGACCCCTGCCTCCACACCCTGGAGCAGCTCGGGTTCGTTCTTTTCGAGCACCCGTGTCATGACCCGCTCCAGCGCGAGCTCCGTCATGCCGGAAGCGTCGCCGACCGTCTGCGCAATGATGCGGATGCTTTCCTGCCGCAGCTGCCCGAGCTCCAGCAACTTCAGGGTTTCCCAGTCGAAAACACCCTCCCGGTCCAGGGCGGCGAACTGGAAATGCCGGGCGATGTTCTGCAGCAGGAGATCCACGCAATCGGCATAGACCCGGACGATCGGGTCGGAGTACCCTTCCAGCCTCATGCGCGCTCACCCGAAAGCAGGGTATCTACCGTTTCCGGCTGAAGCATCTGCTCATCAGCGATCTCCTGCAGACGGTTTTTAGCTGTCGCTTCGTCGCAGTGGTCGATTTCCATGATCGCAGCTGCCTTGCTCCGGAACCCCGCGGTGACGAGTTCCATGTTCCGCTTGATGATCGTTCCAGTATCTTCAAAGATGCTGTCGTCGAACTCGATTGTGACAGGTGTTTGAGCGTCCATGCCGCTCAGCTCCGCCAACGCCCGGACCATGCCGACAAGAGCACGCTCCAGCGGTTTCTCATGGCGTTTTACGCTCTGGTACAGATCGTCGTCCTCGCTGATGATCTCCGTGGCAGTCTTGGCAGGCACTCCCGTTTTGTCGAACCGGTATCGGCCGGCGCCCAAACCGCATTTCTTGGACAGCAGGTCGATCATCCGCTGCAGGCCGGTTTCGTGTTCCTGGGCACGGAGCGTGTAGTCCAGCGGCTTGATATCGTCCGTCCCCTCCTCGGACTGCTGGTAGACGTAGATCAGGATGTCGCTGGGATCGAATACCGGGCGCATCGTCCCGCCTTCCTCCAGCAGGATCTGCGAAAGCTTCTGGGGTACCATGAGGCGTTTCTTGCCCAGCATGTATTCATTCACATAGCTATCGTATACAAGGTCACAGGCTTTTAGCTGGTCGATGCACGCGCCGTACACGCTCATACCCATCGGATTGCTCAGATCGACGCTGTTGACAATGTTCGGGCGCAGGATCTGGAACAGCGGCGCCTGTGTGGGGCCTGTCTGCGGCTTGACGCCCTCGGGCAGGGGTATCACCCCGCCGGCATCATCCAGCGCCACGTTGGCCACGATATGGCCTGTACCGCTCTTTGTGTGAATCTGGATGTAATACCCCTGTTTGGCATCCTTCCCGCTGCCGTACACGGTCCGGCTCCCGAAGGCGCATTCCGTGATCCGGTCCCCGTCCCAGGAGAGGGGGAAAATCATGTCGCCGCGGATGTAATCAATCACCGGCTTGCCATCCGCGGACAGGAACTCCACCAGCGCGCCGGTGCCCAGGGCCATCGTCAATTCCAGCAGCCGGTTGCAGCGGTCATAAAACGCATTGTCGGTCAGAATGCCGGGGAGGGCGCCAAAGCCCTTGGCGGTAATCAGCACGCGCTCATTGAGCAGCAGGGTAGCGTAGTCCTCACAGATCGTTTTGGCCATGCCCAGCGTATATCGTTTCAATTGCCGCGTGGTGCTGTTGACCGTTACGGTATACTGGTGGAACTTCTCGAAATACCCCTGATACCAATGCAGCCACTGGCCGATCGTGTCGCTGTAACCGGATGCCACCAACGAGTATCCCTGGCTTTTCAGGTACTGCTGGATCTTGTTCACGTGGTTTTCCACCCTCCTGCATACGTCATGGATTCCATGTACGGTTCAAAGGAATATTCCAGGGCGTCCAGACTGTCGATATTCGTCGTGCCGTCGTCCAGCCGGACATCCTCCAGCTTCTTGCTGTCCCAAACGGCAGAGGAGAGGGCGTCACGGGTGTGTTTGCAGCTGTCCATGATGGTATACCGCCCAGCGGCCATCATCCGGCACAGAAACCGGATCCGGTCGGTGATCGGGCCTTTCTTCGCCTTCTCCACACGCAACGGCAGTTTCTCCCGAATGCAGGCGGCACGCAGGCCCTGGATGAGGGTGCTTTCCGCGCTGTCGCAGTACGCGATCCTGGCGCCGAATTTCTCGATGCAGACCCTGGTAAAATCCACGAATTCAGTTTCCAGTTTTTCTGGAGTGATCTCGCCCTTATGGTACCATTCCGACAGTGTCGCCATTTGCCGCAATCCCTGGGTGAACCCGGTGCAGGTAAACGCATGCCCGGAACGGTTGCCGCCGAAATCCACGCCGATGGTGGCGGTGGTCAGTGGATGCGTTTGCAGCCAGTCCGCCGTGATGATGAATTTGTCTGGATCATCCGCAAAGGTCCGGTAGATACTGCCCTCAGCAGCGACCCACAGGCCGTTGATGTAGCGGTCGTAGTACACGGTGCCCGCGTATTCCCGTTTCAGGTTCTCCACGAACGCACTGTCCAAATATGGATTGTCGTCGATTTTATACGCTTGCTGGTACAGATCGACGTCGCTGTCAAGGAAGGTCTTGAACCAATGGTGGGGATTGTCCGGGTTGCAGGTGCCGTCAAACAGGCTGTAGGGCTTGTCCAGGCGGCTTTTCAGCATGGAAAAGACATCGGGGTGCCAGGTCGTGACCTCATCGCCGTAACAGTATTTGATGCCGCTGCCGCGCAAGCGGTTTACATGCCGGACATTATCCGCGCCCAGGCAGTAGCAGGGTTCCCCGAACAGCTCTGCCGTGTTGTCGCTATGAATATCGCTGACCAGGTTACCGCCATACAGATCCTGCAGCGGAGTGATGATATTCCGCTGGAGGGTTCCCCGCGTATTCCCGATGATGACGTTCAATCCCGGGAGGTTATGCCCGGCCAGGATGCGTTTGGGCAGCAACAGGTAGTCCCCGTACGTCTTTCCGCTGCGGGTGGCGCCGGTCTTGACATTCCAGCGTCGGGTGGCATTGCGGCGATATTCCCGTTGCTTTTCACTCAGCAGTGCCATCCGGCGCCCCCCTTTTCAGCGTGGTTTTGGATACTCATGACGGAATTAGTGTTATGTAATCAGTAAATGCTTGACTTGGAGCCCCTATTGAGTGAGTAATCGTAGTACAAAGAAACGAAAGGTGTGCTACAATGCATGATTTACAAGGCTTTCAGCTCTACCTGATGCGCTTGGAACGCAGCGAGAATACGATTACCAGTTACTTGCGAGATGTCAGCGCGTTTCTTTACTGGTACGACGGAGACCTGGAAACCATCCGCGAAATGACGCTGATCCACTACAAACGATACCTGAACCAACGATAAAAAAGCGTCATCACTGCCAATCGGAAGCTGGCCAGTGTGAACGCTTTCTGCCATTACCTTTATGATGCTCAGATATTGCCCAAAGCATATACGGTGAAACTCACGAAGAACCGCGACAAACCGGAGTACAAGGGACTTCCAGTACTGGAGCTCCACGCATTGCGGGAAAGCATCCTTTCAAGCGGCAATATGCTGCATATCTGCATCATCGAACTGCTGCTGGCGACGGGCATTCGGGTGAGTGAGCTGACAGGGCTGAAGCTGTCGGACATTACGTTGAGGGAACAGCGCAGTATCCGTGTCCGTGGCAAGGGCAGTGTCTACCGTACACTCCCGTTGAACGAAAAGGCAACTGCCGCATTGGCAGAGTATCTCATTGTTCGCGGGAGTGCTTGCACAGACCGTTTGTTGGTTGGGCAGCGTGGGCCACTGG